TTGCGCCTGAGTTGACTGCTAATACCTGTCCAGCTGTGCCAATTCCTAAACGAACCGGAACTGTTGCGTTGCGATATAGAACGTCGCCCGCTGTTGTAAGTGTTGATTTAGCAATAGCCGCGTCCGCCAAATCATAAGCCGCTTTAGTGGCTGTCGGAGTTGACGCTAGAACGCTCGAAGTTGTCGAAGTTGAATCGCTTAGCTGTACCGCACCGACGACGCTAGTCGTAGCCGCGTTAATTCCAATAGTTACAGCGCCAGCGCTGCCGCCGCCTGTAATCGGGCTAGTTACGTTAACGGCTGTAATGTCGCCTTGATCGTTAGGTATCCACGCAAAATCTAAATCTGTTGCGCTTGCCTTAGATAAGATATAACCATTAGCGCCGCCTAATAGATCGACGAAATCGGTATCGACCGCCTGACCAAATACCTCAAAGTCGGCTGGTAAGTCGGTAACTAGATCGGTGCTCGTTGGCATTTGCCAGCCGAAGTTACTCGTTGGATTAGTCATGTTTTCTCCTTATGCTACGACTAACGCGGTTTCCCACGTTAAAGACCCGGATATAGTATTCCACGCTTCGGCTATTGGCACTTGCTCCCACGACATAGCTTGCAGCGAATAACTTAGTGGCGACAGATTAAGCGTTATGGATATTTCATTATAGGCAGCCTTAAACGACCATCCCTCGACGAATCCCTGAAACGTTCCGGCAACCATGTTAGGCGGTAAATCGCTTATTCTTAAAGGTAAGCCCATAAACGCATTTATTAGTGAATCTCGATCCACGTCGTCTAACTCTGGATTAGTGAGCTGGTAAGTAATTGCCGTAAAATTAGCTTGCGGTGCAGCTCTTAGCGTCAAGTAGAAATCGGCTTGATCTTGCGCGTCGGCTTGATGTTTAACTGTCGTACTAATTGCCTGAGCTAAACGCCCGTAAAGATCGATTGAGTTAATATCCTCGGCGCTTACTTCTTGATTGGAATTAGTGCCATATTTGAGCGTAATATCGTTCCGTACGTCGCCAGCTCGGGTTTCAATCTTTAGCCCGTTAAATAGCGCGTGATTAGCTGTTAGCTCGGTGTAGCCGTAAGTTGCTAAATAAACCGATCTATGAGTCGAATCGGCATAGCTAATTCGACCCTGAGAATCCTCGTATATGTAGCCCAATCCAGACGTCGCGAGAGCTGCGACAAGCGAATAAATATCGACGCGATCAGCTGATCGAGCCGCTAACTCGTAATTACCGGGCTGATCTATTTCGCCTAGTCCGACGTTCTGAGCGTTCGCCCATGTTTCCGTCGGATCGTAGTTAGCCCATTGTAAAGCCGCTGGAACTTCGCCCCAGTTATTTAATAGTAAATCTTGGAGAATATGGTAAATCTGATCGCCGTCGTAATCTTGAACTAGCGTTCCGTCGGTCAGCGCTTTAGGTAAGCGGCTTAGCGCTCCTAGTGCGGTTATCTTGAGAACTTGATTAAGTCCGACTGATCCAGCGGTAATTATTTCCACGCCGAAATCGACGACTGTGCCGCCAAATATAGGAACGTAAGTCGCGGTCGAATCTTGCAGCTCAATCGTTACTGAATCGTTTATGTTTATGTTGACGATTGCCTGAGTTAGGTTTAGCAGCTCTAAATTACAATAGCCAGCCTGAGCCTGTTGGTAAATGTTATTTCGACCGCTTGTAATAGTTAGATTTGCGAGCGTGTAAGTCGTGTATTCGACGCCCTGAATCTTTACACGCCAGACTGGGTTAAATACTGTCATTAGAACGCCAGCGCATTAGCACCATTAGTGCCGCGATAGAAACTGTTATTTAGCACGTCAACGATTCGTCGAGCTGTGCCTTCTTGGTCGATTGCGCCGCTAACGTTAATAAATATATTTCCGCCGCCGTTGCCTAATTGGTTATTTGGCACTATGCGACCCCCGGACGATGGGACGAATAGTTCCGCGCCAGCTTCTCCCACGATGTAAGGTCGATTAGCCGTCACCATACCGCCAGCGGCTAGTTTAGGGATCTTAGGTAAATCTTTACCGCCTGTTATATTGTTTACGATGTTATAAGCGCCGACCAGTAAATTAAGTCCCGAGATAACTAGGTTAACGGCGGCGACTAAGCCTTTCATAGCCAGCGAAATTGCGTCAATAACGAACGCAATACCATTAAACGCGACCTTAAAAGTTGTACCAATAAACGACGCAACAGGCTTAGCAATAATTAAAAATGCGGTAAGTCCGACGCCCAATATCTTAAAGAATCCAGCGTTATCAGATACAGCGTCACCGATTGCACCAAAGACGGATTTAATCCCCTGTAAAATTGGAGTTAGTGCGACCTTAAAAATTGGAATTATATATTTGTTTAGATAATCCCAAAGAGCTGTAAAAGATGGAATTAGAGTCTCTTTAATGAAAGTTCCGATACTTGTAAATACTGGTTGAAGTTTGCCGCCAATATCTGTCGCCAATAAACTAATAGTCGGAATTACTTGACCAACAAATGACGAAACTAACGGAGTGAGTGCGTCGAGAACAAATGAGCCGACAGTTTCTTGTGCTTCACTAAACGCCAATTTTAATCTTTCAATTTTGCCGCCAAATGTATTAGCTTGTTCACTTGCCTGTCCACCAAAAGTGTCAGCTAAGAATTTAGTTTGTTGCTCAAATGTCATTGACTTAAGTTCGGCAGCTGTTAATCCAATTCCCAGTTTTCCAAGTGCGGTCGCGTTACCCTCGTAGGCTTTACCTAAAGCGTTTGAAACTGTCTCGAGTGATTTACCGGATCCAGCGGCAACGTCAATAGCCAAAGTTGCCAATTTTTGAGCTTCCGAAACTGATCCAGTTGCTCGAGCTAATCGTTCGTAAGCTGGTCGTAACTGATCGTCCGTCACGCCAAAGGCTAAGCCCATGTTTGAAATCCATGTTTCGGTTGCGGCAATAGTTTCGTCAGTTGCGCCAGCAACATTTTTGAGAGTAGTTGCAAGTTTTGCTTGAGCTGCTTCGTCCTCAATCGCCGACTTAACCCCATCGACTAAAAGTTTTCCAGCGTAAGCAACAGCGGCAGCGCCAGCGATAGCAAACGCTGCTCCCGCTTTTTTGCCAAAGTCGCCTAATTTGCTACCGAAAGATTCTGTTTCGGTATTAGCCTGGCTTAATCCTTTTTTTAGATTATCTACGTCAGCTAAAATGGAGAGCTTAAGTGTTCTTGATCCCTCAGCCATTAGTCAAACCTCTTAACTATTGAAGTGAACGCCTTTTCCCACTCAGCGATTAAGTAGCTTTGCTCAGCTCTCAAAGTCGGGTAAATGAAATAACCCGTCGATCCTCGCCCGGTCGATCCCGACCAAATTGGGAATTGCTTATATTTATTCGATCCAAATTCTGAGCCGCCCCATAAATCGCGAGTAGTTGCGCCGCCGCTAAATTTCTGTCCGGCAAATCCAAACGAAATCTCGCCGATCTTAGATGATTTGCTTACTTTAGAACCCTCGGCAATTCGACCAGCTACGGACGCGGAATTAAGCGATCCAGCTGCCGAACTAATCTTGCCCTTTAAATAATCAGCTAGTGCGCTTGATTGCTCTTTAGCTTGAGCGATGGCTTCATCGTCCATCGCCTTAAACGCTCCAGTAATAGCGCGAAGTTCGGCTTTGTCGTATTGAACGACTTCCTTACTTTCCGCCATTTCGTTTCTCCAATATCTCTAGCGCTGTCAATATGTCCGCCGCGTCAACCCACTCACTCATCGGAATTCCTGTCGCGATCGACAGCTCTACGATTAAGTAACTTAGGCTTCCTCGGCTGTAGCTTTTGGGCTTTCAGTTTCTCCGACTGTTATATCGACTACCATTTCGCACCATACGTCATAAGGTTTAACGGGCTTACCGCCAGCCTCACGTCGAATCGCGTTCCACGCTAGAAACATTAAGTCAGAAATTCCGATCTTATCCTGAGCTTGTTGAATCGTGTATCCGGTTTTTTGCTCCCACTTGGCGAACTCTGGTGGTTGCGCTGTTGTGGTAACTGTTTTCCCGTCGTTCGTTTCGATATGTATTTGTAACTTCATGCTCCCGATCTCTTTTCTTATAGTGTTGGAGTTGTCACGCAAGTAAAGCTGAGCGAAATAGTCTGGGCGTCTGGAGCTGTGCCGCCAGCGCTTGGAAATATAGGCTGAACGTCAAAGTTAAAGACTGATCCGCTTGCGGCTGTAAATACGACCGAAAGTGGAGTATTAGGTGCGCTGTCAGCTGCGTTCCATAGCGAAGCGGCTAGTGATCCGCCAGCTGTCCAGTCGGCAAGCATTTCGACGTCGAAAGTACCCTGTGAATCGGTAGTGTAATAAGCCTTACCATCTAAAGTCTGGTAAGTGTTGATCGTTGACTCGATGGTTAGAGTCGCTGCTGTAGCTTGTGCGTCATAAGTAGCACCCTCGATGGTGAAAGTTATGTCGCGTCCGGTAACGATTGTAGTTGGCATTTTGTTCTCCTAGTTTTCTTGCTTGTAGTAAGTGGACACGTCAATATCCGAAATAAGTAAATTACTCGAACCTAACGCAATAATCGACGGACGCGATACGTCGCCGACAATATATCCCGACGGAATAGCCGCGAGAATTTGTATGACTAGCTTCTCGAGATTATCGAGAGCGCCCGCGTTGTTGTTGTACGCGACGGCGGCTGAGATTGTGAAATTAACTTTTAATTGTATCGAGCTGCTAATTAGCGTCGTTTCTAAATACGGAGTTCCGGGGACAATGATCGCAGCGGGCGGAATTATCGCCTCGGGTACTGACTCATAGACCGACGCGGTTACGCCAGCGAGAGCGGTCGCCAGCGGCGCGCGAACGTCAGCCTGAATCGAAGTAGGCATTATTGACACATAGTTTCTACGTCAACGAACGGAGCTAAAAGTCCAATTACGCGATTTTGTAATGATCGACCGAGCACGAACGGCGACGGATTAAAATCCACTTGAGCCGAAGTGTTGCCCGGAGCTGTGATCGATTGAAATACCTCGACCGATACGACAAGGATCGCGGACTTTACAGGTTGAACGCCTGAGTAAAGATCGCCAGCTGTTGAGCCGTCTAAACAGGCTAAGCCCGCTGGAATAATTGGCGTAAAAATTTGGTCTGGTGCAGCTGTTGCGGTCGTAAATATGTAAGGCGCAATTCGATGATCGTTAACTGTGACAGTCAGATCGAACGCAGCTCCGCAACCTGTAATTTCCACAGCTTGACCGGGAACGAAATAATTAATTCGTTGAGTAGTGTAGAACGCCATTGAGTCTTTGACTTCGATACCTGTAACAGCTGATTGATAGCCCGTTAATAATGGCAAGATAGCGCCCTCGGCGCTTAAAATCATAGATTCTAAATAAGCGTCCGAGTAAAGAGGAACGCTAACACCTAGCACGTCGCGAAGTTCTTGCGCTGTAACTATTTGTGGCATTAGCGTTCCTCTCTCGATTCTGCTCGGTCGCCTCGGGAGCGAAACGACCGATGATTATTTAGTTATCTCAGGTCTGGTTCCAGCATGCGCCAAATGGAATCTTTGGAGCGATTGCGGCATATCCGTAATACAGGATGTCGATGGTTCCATCTGAGTTGACGTTAGTACGCAGCTCAAAACGTGGGGACTCGTACCATGTCCACGCGTCTGGGTTAACTACGACCATTGAGAAGTCGCCAGCTGATGTTGTTGGTCCAGCGTTTCCGATTGAACGTGAAACGAATAGATTTAGACCCGGTGAAACTACGCCGCGAAGTGAATCGCCGCGAACGTTTCCAGCTGCGTTGCTTGGTTGGGCTGCATTGTAAAGAGGTGCGCCGTTGTCGTTGTAACCCATGATGTTAGTCCATTGTCCCGGGCTAACTACTAAGTTACGAGCGAAGCCTAGTGATGATGAATAAACAGCACCCGCAGCTTGAGATGTATAACCTAAGAATCCAGTAGCTGTATTAGCGTTAACGCCTGTCTGTTGACCAGCTGCTGCAATAGTTCCGACAGCGAACTCATCTGTGACTTTAGCGTAAGCAAATTCCAAATTCTGAAGTAATGCTGTTAGGTATGATGGGTCAGACCTGTCAATTAGCTCTATAGTGCTTATTGCGCGACCCTTGAAGGAATTTACAGGAACCGAAATATAAGTTGCGCTTAGATTTGATTCTGTGATCGCAGCATTTTCAGCGATGTTGCTTACAGTCGGTACAGCTGTGACCTTTGGAAGTTCAAAAGTCATACCTGTTGCGCTAAGAGCTTCGCGTGATAGTGCGTCGATCATGCCGCGATCGGCATTAGCTAACGCGTTAATAACTGTGCGGCTTTGTGGTGTTGGAACCATGCCCGGTGCTGTTGATGTTGTGTTATCGGCAGCTTTGACATATTGGCGAGCGTCCTCGTCGTGTAGAACTGACGCCTTGAGTGAATACTGTAAATAAGAAACCTTATCGACAATAGGTGAACGTGGCGCTGTGTACGCCATTGGAACGTGCTTTGACGCTTCTACCGATGTCTCGGCAGGAGCGGTTTCGGTAGTGTCTGACACTTCGTCTCCTTCTGTTGTTGGATTTGTTTCTTCTGTTTCCTCATCTAAGGGATCAGAATTTTCATCTATTGCTTCGACTTCCTCATCGGTTTCAGTTTCGCTTGCGGCGACGCTTGAAACGCGGGCGCTGTCGATGGCGGGTTCGCTGACAAGGCTGACCTCATCGAGAGAACCTTTAGCTACTACTAATACGCCATTGACGAAATCGTGCGCGTTTACTTTAACTCCTACGCTAAAACCATCGCGCAAACCTGTGGCTGCCTCTATGAGTGCGTCGTTGCCCGCTGTTGTTTCCGCGATCTTAAATGTCGCGTCGATTCCCTGTTCGGTTGCGGTCATAGATAGAACCTTTCCGATTGGTCGAGTGCGATCGTGTTCAAGTAATAATTTAACGTTCTTAGTGGCGATAG